GTCAAAGTTTGAAATGTAAGATCCTGGTGTTACTACCTGTGTTTGTGTTGGGGTTAAGCTTACTTGACCCGCTCCTAATGTTAATGCCATTTTGTGTTTTTTTAAATGTTTATTTTCTACGTTTAATCTTTAGACCATTACCGCTATCGCTACTGACTGCACGCATTTTAATTCCTGAAGTAGATACTTGTTGAGGTGTTGACCTGACATCCATGTTTATGTTCTTGGACTGTCTAGATACATCACCTACTGCATCAGCCTTTCCTTTCTCGTAGAAAAAATTAGCCATCTTCTCAGGGTTCATTGCTGCAGACAATGCACGATGGTATCCCTTAGGGTCTTTTATCAATCCTTTCTCATCTATGTATTTAGATATGAAATTATTAACGTCAGATTGCGCGCTTTTAACGTCACTTACTTCTCCAGGGCTAAACAAAACAGACTGCTCTCCAATATTAAACTCAAAACCTTTGAATTCATTGTTAAACACCTCTTCTGTCTTCTTCATGAAAAATTCAGTCTTCTTCTGATTCTCCTCTTGAATACTTTGCGATTGTGATACATATTCCTTGTAAGCATTGTAAGTCTCTAACTCCTCATCGTTAACCAACCCCTTAGCCGACTCGACTGGGATCTTGTAGGTCTCCTTTAACTCATTAAAGTACTTCTTTGCCTTAGCAAGCTCTCTCTTTATTGCAATCTTTTTAGCCTTTACATCAGACTCATCATCTATGTCCTCATCATACCCAAACTTCTCTTGTATTAAGTATGATATATCTTCAGAATCCAAATCCTCCTCTGTAGAAGAATAAAAATCTTGCAATAATTTACTATCATCCACCTGATCATAATCCACTTGTAGCTTCATAAAATCTTTAATATCCCTTCCTGTTTCCTTCTTGTACTTTAGGAATGCAGATACATCTTCTGGCAGGTCTTCTTGTTGCTTATCAGCAAACAAGTCATCCATTGATGATATGTCTTTCTTATACTTATCCTTAATAAATGAAAGGATATCGTCTTCTTTTATACTGACATCCTCTACACTCGTTTCTTCAACAGGGGTATCCTCTACACTCGTTTCTTCAACAAGGGTATCCTCTACACTCGTTTCTTCAACAAGGGTATCCTCTACACCTGTTTCTTCAACCTGTTTCATTAAGGTTTCTTCAACTTCCTGAACGGACTTTTGTCCAGGGCCTGATACTTCTCTTACTTTGATTTCCATATTTGATTTGATTTAATTATCTAGGCTCGAATTCAGCTAAGTCAAAACCATCCAACGTGTCTTCATTTGACTCAAAATTTACAGGAGGTAAGTCTTTCTTACGCTGCTCTATAAGCCTTGATTGTTGTGTGTTTTGTTTACTTATCCTGTCATCCTTTGCTTTCTCTTTTGCTTCCTCTCTTTTAGAAAGGTTATCTGTGTCAACTCCTTTCAAGCTCATCTGTAGCTGAAACTCTAACTGCATTAGTTCTGACTTAATGGAAGCTTCGCCTCTCATTTTCTCAATATCAAAACCTGCTTTAGCTTGAGCAACCCTCATCTCTGCTTCAGCATCTAACTGAACCTTCTGAGCTGCCATCTGACCTGCTAACTGTTGAGACTGAATCTGCCCTTGTTGTTGAGCTGCCATTTTCTGCATCTCATACTTCTGACGTTCTTTCTCTCTTCTCTTTTTCTTAACCTTCAATAATTGGTTAGCTAGCTTAACGTTTCTTATTTCTCTAATATCAATTGCATCATCCAAATCAATAGATTGCTTAGATAGCGCTACCTGAATGTTTTGTTCTAGCTGTTGCTTTTGTTCCTCATCCGGAGCAAGCTCTATAAATATACCGAAGTCATGTATGTGTAATTCCCTAATATCATCAAGGAGACCTACATTGTACTTACCAATCTGCATAATAAACTCCTCCTTGTATGAAGAGTACTCTAGTGCATCTGATATTCTACATGATAAAGCTGTAGCTAAGTCCCTTGAGATATCCATAAGACCCTCCATTACGTGCCTAGTCGCTGTGTTACTGTTTAACGCTGCTAACTTCTGTAGTCCAACTAATGAGTTAGGATCAGGCATAGACCCGTCTCTTGCTTCATTAAGGCCTGTAACATCCCTTAACATTTGTAAGTAATGGTTGTAACTACCAATAAGACTTGCTATCTTCCCTTGGCTTCCGCTTTTAGATAACTCTTGTATAGGTATTCTTGCATTATTGAATTCACCATCTTGAGTAAAACTTCTTCCTATAACAGAACCTGTTTGGAAGTAAAGCTTTAATGCGTCCTCAGGATTGTAAGCTGAACCATTACCTAGATCTACCTCACTTAATCCATCTGCATCTATAAATACACCATCTGGGACAACCTTCTGTATTACTTGCTGTAACTTTAAGTGTGTCATTTGTATAAGGTCAGCAAATGGAATCATTCTTCTTAGGATTGATTCTATAGATCCTTTATACATTCTTGGAGCACAAGCAATATAATTTGATACTGCATTCTGTGATGCGGACTTAGGTCTTACCATGTTCTCTGACATGTTCCACTTAAGGACAATGTTAGTTCCCATAACCATAACTCCCTCATACCAAACATCGATAACTTTCTCTACTTTTTCAAAACCTCTTTCCTCCATCATTTCTTGTGGTGGGTTAAAGGTATCTTCTTTAGGTATTACTTTTTCTCCTTTTTTCTTATAAACAAATTTCTTTGTTGTCTTGTAATTGAAGTACAATAAAGTAACATTATCTCCACTAAAAACAGATGTATCATAGTATTCACTGTTTCTGTAAGAGTTTGCCCAATCTTTATTTATTTCTCCTATTTCTTTTAACTCATCTGAAGTTACTGTTGGGTCAATCTTTAAAACTTCTCCAATAGGAACCGTCTTAACTTCTCCCCAATAATAACAGTCATTGAAGTTAGGGTCTTCTGTGTAACTATAAACAACGTTTGCAGGGTCAACATATTTAGCGACAACCCCATCACCTGGTACAAACTCATGCTTAGCCATACCCACACCAAGTGTAGTAAGGTCATACAACATTCTTTTTCTAGTATCTTCATACCTGTTCTCAGCAAGAACCGTGTTTATAGCAGCTTCTTCAGCTAACTCTATGGATGCCTTATAATTAAGCTGCATGTGCAACTCTAACTCATCATCTGTTTCTGGTAAATTTTCTGGATCAGTGTTAAATGCGTCAACACCGAAGTCTTCCTTTATTTGTAGTAAGACGTCCTTAGAAACCATATCAGCTTCTAGTGAGTCTTGGTACTTGTTTCGTTTCTCAGCAGACATTGAATCTTGAGCATACGCTTTTATATCGAACATTCTATCCGACATTCCATTAACCACTATATCTATGAATTTAGGTATAATAGGCACTGGTGTCCAATCTAAGTTCATGTAAGATAAATCACCATCAACAGCTATCTCGTTCTTATACTTAGAAACAGATTGCTCTGCCCTAGCATACAAACGAAGCTTATGGAATGAATCCCACTGATTAAAAAACTTAGAACTACCACCGTCCCTTTTAAACCATTCATGCTGAATAGATTGACCAATTTTTAAACCAAACTCTTTTGTATTTTTCTGAGACTCTGGTACAAACTGACTAGGAAATGTAGATGGATTTATAGCTTTCTTTATTTCTCTCATTTGATTATTTCGCTAAACCTTCCTTTATTATTATATCTTGCAAAGTTAAGGCTAATTTTAGACTCTTTTTTAACTGTTTGGTACAGGTGTTTTTGTATAGCCATAATAGCTAAACCAGAACTTATAGATGCATCAAACTTGGTCCTGTTATTTATATCAAAACGAGCCCAATCATTCAATGTTTTTGAGAACATCATAGAGCCCATCTCATCCGGAGACCTATAAACCCCTTCAGTATCCAAACCAACATGCTTCTCTATGTATGTTTCTATAGCTGCCGCGTGTGCTTGCTTAACAGCTTCAGATGAGTTAGGTATACCACCAAGCTCTCTTTCTGTTCCTGATAACTTACTAGCTGCTTTGTCTGGTCGATTCATTGAGTACCGTCTGTACCCTCTGTTCTTGAAGTGATACAGTAGTCTAGGTTTGTTGTTCTCTGCTAGTATCGGCATACCATAAAATATACAAGCCATAAGAACATCCTCGAAAAATATCTCAGCTGTCTGTGGTCTAGCCACGTACTCTAAGAAGAATTCATTTGAAGGCGCATCCTCCATATGGAACTTAGTGATACCGTGAAGCGCTCCGTTAGAACCTCCACCACCTACTGTTCCAGATATATCATAACTGTCACAACCGAAAGCACCCATATGTTCATTACCAGGGAACTTAGAACCGTTCCTGATGTCAACCCTGTTCTGTAAAGAGCTATTAGGTATCCAAGAAACTAAGAACCTCCCCCTGTCATTTGGGGTCCATATAACTTGAGAGTCTACCTTCCCATCTTTCCAATGGAATGAACCTTTTGTTAATACCCTGTCTTTTATTAGGTTATCGTTATAATCCATCTGTTGATAGATTTTGGTTAAGTTAAATATAGAAGACTTGCTCTCATCCCTGAACGCATGAGACTCTGTCCTAGGGAATTGTCTATAGTATTCATTCAATGCATCCGCATCATTCTTTAAAGAAGAAACCTCGTCATTCCAATAATCTATAGCACCCTTCTTTATTATGTCCCCGTTAATACCCTCTACAGGTTTTTCAGGTGTGGTTAAAACAGGGGCTCCATACTTATCAATAAACCCCTCCATATTCCACTCCATAGGGATGAAAAGTGAATATAACCCGCTTTTAGTTTGACCATTTGCATTTCTTATTCCTGGATCAGAGTCATAGTAAAGCTTCTTAAAGTTATCACCACCCTTCTCTAGTGCATTCGATGTTGAACCCATCAGACACTTTCCTATAATCCTACTACCCAACCTTAAACAGGTTTTAGTAACCCTCCAGTTATTTAATATATTGTTTGGCTTAATCCACTTACCACTCTCATCATGGACAAGAAATAACAG